GCCGGGCTTTTTGTTTTTTAGAGGCCCTCCCCCCCTTGGGGCTCTTACCACGACGTTGTGGCGTGCTATGAGTCATCCCAATGGGAATTACGTTGACGCCTATACGCCCCGCGCTTGGCCTCGTGACCGGTGGCGAGTATCAGCCGTACACAATCTACCCCGAACAGCCTGGCGCGGTCTTTAGTGCCGGCGACTTTTTGCAAGTATTCACGACCGGTACGATCACCTATCCGACGCCCGCGGGCTCGCTCATCGCTTTTCAGCCGACGTCGGCGCCGACCGTCGTGCAAGCCGGTTCGGCAAGTTCCGGAAACCCGCAGCACACGCTCTACGCCTGGTACACCCTCATCGGAACCGGCGGCGTGGGCGTCATCGAGTCGCAGCCTTACGCAATCGGTCCAATCGTCAACGCCTACGGGTACAATGCGACGGTCGAAGTCCCGGCCGACGGCAACTATCCCGCCGCGGCAACCCACTTTGCGCTCTACGTCGGCACGCTTCCGGGCCAGCAGTGGCTCCAGGTCGCGACGACGGCGCTCGGCTCGGCCGCCGTGATCCCGGCCTACCCGCTCACGAACAACACCGGCGTCAATCGTTGCGCAAACGACCCGGCTTCGGGAATCGTCGGGTACGCGGCCAACGACGCGGGCTCAGGTTACGCGCAGCGCGAGGGCGACATTCTCGCCTCCGGCTACAACTGGCGCGCGCTCTTCGGCGTCGATCAAAGTCTTTCGGGTAACCAGGCGTTGCTCGAGCAATACATGGCCGCGGTGGTCAAACTCCAGAACGTCCCGGTCACGATTTCGCTCTTGCAGCCCTGGGCGTATCAAACCGGAACCGCCGGCATCGTCTACTCGACGACCTACGGCGTCTTCTATCTCGACACCGGTCAGAGTAACGGCATCTTTTCCATCCAGCGACCCTACGGAGGTTTGGCAGGTCCGTATAATCCCAACGGGGTCCAGCCTGGAAACGTCTACCAGCCTGTGACAGGCATCTTTATCGGAGGCTTGGCTTAGATGGCGGGCGGAAACTACAGCACCGGTCAGTGGCAAACTCGATCTTCGAAGGTCGCGCAATCGCATCGGATTGCGCAGATCGTCAACAACCGCTCGCTCGAGGAGCCGCCGTTTTGGCCCAAGCTCTTCGCGATGGCCGAGCCTCCGGTCAATCAGTCTTTCGTAGAGTTCGGACAGTACGCCGAGCTTGGATTGCTCCAGCCCAAGGCTGAAGGCGAAGTTCCGGCCTACGACGTTCCGCTCGAACTCGTGCCGTCGCACGGCGAGTTCCAGACGTTCGCGTTGATGACGTCGATCTCGCACGAAGCGCAGTACGAAGACCCCTACGATATGATGGGCAAGGCCGCGCCGATGCTCGTCGACTCCGAGCGGGTGACCGAAGACACCTACATCCACTCCGTCATCAACTTTGGGTTCGACCCGTCGTTCCCACTGTACGACGGGCAGCCGCTCTTCTCGGCAAACCATTTGCTCGCGCCGGTTCCTGGTCCAAACGGCCCGGTCTCCGCGATCAACCAAACGTACTCCAACCTCATCGGCAACGTCGCGCCGACGGCCGAAGCGATCCAAGACGCGCTGCTCAACATGAGCCTCCTGCGGTCGGATCGCGGCCTGCCGTCCAACCGCATCCCGGTCTACGTCGTCGGGCATCCCTTCATCGAGAAGGTGCTCAAGGAGATCGTCGGCTCGGTAAGCGCTCCGATGACGTCGGACAATCGGACGAACGTCCAGTACGGGATCCAGGAAGTCGTCGCGGATCAGTACCTCACCAATCCGTATGCGTGGTATCTCTCGGCGGCGCCGCAGGGCGTCGATCCCAAGAGCGGCCAATCGCTCATCGCGAGCTTCCAGTTCCGCAATCACATGCGGGCCTGGTTCGAACCGGCGACGCTTTCGTGGAACATAGCGATCCGCTTCCGGGCTCTGTGGATGGCGCGCGATTGGCGCGGCATCAACGCAAGCGCCGGCGCCGGGCCTTACTCGGTCTAGGGGGCACCTTGGCAACGCCAGTTGTAAACATTCCGCCGACCGGCCCTGCGAATCTTCCCTACGGTACGCCCGCTGGGCCGCAGAACCCGTACCAAAACGCTCCGGGAAATATCGGCGCGTACATCAACGCGAAAGCGCACGGTGCGGTCAAGTCATGGGGCTTCGGTCAACTCGCGACCGTTCCGATGGTGGTCGACGGCGTGCTTGGTGCCGGGCTCACGGGCGCCGCGGTATCCGGATCGATCATTCTTCCGCAGTATTGCAAGATTCCGAAGGTCGCGATCGGCTATGCGTCCGCGGACCTCTTCACCGGGGCCGAGACGCTCAACATCGTGGTCGAGTCGGCCGGCGATTACAACCCGGCGATTACGGCGAACGGCTATCCGAACGCCGCGATGGCGAACGGCTCACCGCTGGGCGCCGGTAAAGGCTATGGCGTAAGCTATACGCCGGGCGTCGCGCAAACGACCGGCCCTGGCGACAACTCGGGAGTCTTTGGTTATCCGGCGCAATACGCTGCGCCCGGAACCTGCCTCTTCGGAACCGATATTGGCATCGGCCCGGTCTTCTTCACGAGCCCCGCTGCCGGAGCCGGCGGCGGCGCGCAAGTCTTCCCGACGACCGAATGGGATACGGTTTACTGCCCCGGTACGATTCTTTCGTTGCGCGCGGTTACGACCGCCAGCACGGGCGACATTACCGGCCTGGTCGTGACGCTGCTTATTCAGGTGCTCGACAAGTTTATCGGCAACCCAACGCGGCCGATACCTTGCCTTACTTGGTGACCTGATGGCCGGTTCCGGAGCTGGCTTAAATTACGCGATCAAGATTCTGCTGAAGGCCGCTGCGGCGTCTTCGGCTGTTTACGATTCGGCCATATTGCACGGCCCGTTGCTGTGGGAAGCGGCCTTCTTCTCGAAGACGAGCTTTCAGATTTTAGCGCAAGCGGGAACCACGGACCCGCTTTCGGGGTGGAGCGTTGCGTGCTACGGAACGCACGACTACCGCGCTTACATAATGAACCAGGACCCGGTGGTCGACCTCGTTGCGTGCCCTCCGGGGTTCACGCTCCCGGAAAGTTCGTGGGTCGAAGTGGCGCTGCCGCAAACCGAGACGACTCCGACTTGGGCGAACCCGATCACGAGTTTTGGCGTCACGGCTTTCTCCCCCGAACCTTGGGTTGCCGTTCGTGTCGTGGCGACCGCGGCGACCGGCGTCGGCGATATCGCGGTCACTTGCACGAGAATTCCGTAGCTTGTGGCAAACGAAAAGCTCCAAGGTAGCTCAATCGAAAGGACTTGGTAAAGTGGCTTCAATGAAGAAAACAAAGAAACCGTCGATGCCCAAGCCTCACAAGCCCGCAGGCGGCAAGACCGCGCGCGGCGTGAAGTTTGGCGGCAAAAAGGGCGGCATGAAGAAGGCCGTCAAAGGCAAGGGCAAAGCCAAGAAGATGCCGTTCGGCGCGACCAAGGCGCCCGGCGCCCGCAAAAGCCAGCCCGCGATGAAGAAGGCGATGGGCGGCAAAATGGCTATGAAGAAAAGCCGCAAGAAAAAGACCTAATGATTCACCTCGTAGCGAACCGGAGCCAAACCGCGCTGAAGGTTTTTACGCGCGACGGTTCGCTATGGAAGCTGTTTCGGTCGTCGGGTGACGCCTGGGGAAACTACGGCGTCGGCGGATCGATGCCGCCCTGGGGATATTCTTGCTGGTGTCCGATTGGGCACTATGTGCTCGGTCCCGTCAACGTATTCGACACGCCGATCGTAAGTGAAGGCTATGGGCAAATCCCGGTGTCGGACGTTGACGCGGAATCTCTCTCGCAACTCGTCAAAGGCGGGTACGCGAAGGTCAACGGCCTCACGGCGAATATCGGCGGAATCGAGGCACCGCTCGCGCAGCTTTCGCAATATAGCCGCTCGGCGATTATGGTGCACGGAGGCGGGAGTGACTCTCCCGATCCGCTCGCCGATAACCAAGGCCTTTACCGCACCGAGGGTTGCCAGCGGATGCTCAACGCCGATTGGAAAGAGCTTGCCGCGTTTTTGCAGCCGCTCCAGGATGGCAACGTCATCGTCTTCACTGCACTGGAGACTCCCGCAAGCCTAGGACAATAGTGCCGTGCTCGCAAGTCAGATCATAAAGCCCAGCCGAACGCTGGCGAAGGACCCTGAGCCCGGAACCTACTCGAACGACGCCCTTCTCGGACTCTTGGATTTGGTCTGCCTCGACGTTATTTCCAATATCAAGTTCCCGTTCGCCCGTATCTCCACGGCGACGATCGCAGGCCAGGGCGCCTACCTCTTACCCGAGACGCCGATCGATGACGGAACCGGTTGCGTTTACCTCAACGGTGCGCTGCTACCCAAGACCGATATCGAAACGCTCCAGGGCCAGCAGATCGGGTACTACGATTCGACGGGGTTCGGTACGCCAAACGCCAACAGCGACGGGCCGACGGCGAACGCCGGTGCCTACGTCCCGCAGTGGACGGTACAGCCGCCGACGAGCTTTCCGATGCCGACCTACACGAATCTCGTTTCGTTTACGGCCCCCTGGGCTGCCGGTTCGCGTGGGAAGTACGCGATTCACGGCGGCGACTTGATCGTCGTGCCGCCTCCAAACGCCGCCGCGCAGACCGACGGGCAAGGGAATCCTATCCCCAACCTCGTGGTGGATATGTGCATTAGTGACGCTTACGTCGGGCCGTACACCTGGAACGCCAATACGACGCAACCGCACTGCCTTACCAACATCGGGCAGCGTATTTGGTTTCCGAACGTCTTTATCAACTTGCTGGTCGCCGGTCTGGTTGACCGGATGCTCGCCTCCGATGACTCGGCCAACTCACGCACGCGCGACTGGGCATCTGAGCAATACCGGGATCAAACCGCTAAGA